CAGTGGGAATTATCTACACCAATCGCAGTTGCAACTCTTAATGATTCGAGAGGTTGCAAACCTAATAAAAACATCATTTTCGCTTCGACAAATCTTGGTAGCGCCGGCGCTATTTTAATTGGCGATACAACATCGACCGCAAATCTAACAACATTTGTTCTTACTGCATTTGAAACTGTCGGAACGCTGTGGGACGCTCTTAACGCCGGTCCAGTTTTTCTGAAACCAAATGTGGTTGGTGTTGATGGATTAACAGGTATTCCCTCCTATGATACAGTGGGGGTTGGTACGGACGGAAGTGCAGATGAGCGTCGTGAATTATCTGACAGTATTCGTATTCAACTTGGTTATCCAACAGTTGAAGTCGAATTAACAAAAGTACAACTTGATACATCAATTCAAAAATCTCTTGAAGCACTTCGTCAAAGAAGCGCGTCTGCGTATAGACGTGTTTACTTTTTCTTAGATGCAAAAGAAGGTCTACAAAAGTATCTAATGACTAATGAGCGCGTTGGATTTAATAAGATTGTTAACGTTATGGGTATGTGGAGAATAACATCAGCATTTATGAGCACTGTTCATGCGGCGGGTGTGTATGGACAAACTATTCTACAACACTTATATCACATGGGAACATATGATCTTGTTAGTTATCATCTAATTTCAGATTATATTGAACAACTTGAACAATTATTTGCAACACGTATTACATATACATTTGATGAAGGTTCTCGTGAACTATTCATATTTCAACGATTCACTCGAGATGAAAAAATCTTGCTTGATTGTATAATCGAACGAACAGAACAAGAATTAATGACCAATCGTTGGACAAAGATGTGGATTGAACGTTGGGCTCTTGGTGAAGCTAAAATTATGCTTTCACAGGTTCGTGGTAAGTACGCAAACTTACCAGGTGCGGGTGGTGGTGTAGCGCTTAACGCTGGTGACCTTAGTGCAAGTGCAGCAGAAGATTTTGCTCGTTGTGATCAAGAAATTGATGACTTTGTTGTTAATGATGTTGAGAACCTAGGTATCGGTTCTGAATTTATTATTGGTTAACGTACTGACCACGTTCGTGTTGAACTTTAGCAACGTATGATGGATTCCTTCCACCACGTCTAAATCTTGTAAGTCCTATATTGTATGCGTGAAGTGTATCTTCTCGGTTTCCAGTCTTTCGGTAGTAATGTTTGAGAATGGCAACACCATTTTTAATTTGTGATTCAATATCTTCGAAACTTTCTAGATCAAGATTCCAAACGCCCGGACGAACTTGCATTAATCCTCTCGCTGGATCCTTTCGAAGTGGTGAAACTGACTGAGGATTAAAACTACTTTCAATTCCTATAACAGCTAAAATATCTTCTGCTTTAGGAAATACTTCATCTTCGAGTTTAAAAGCCAAATTAACAACCTCTTGAGAGAGGTCTAATCCTACACGGTAAGTTCGAGCAATACCTCGAGCCATTTCCTGGCGTTGTAGTGATCTTCCTGGTGGTTCAATTTCAGGATTGATTTCCATATTAGGTGCATCAGATCGCTTACCATATGCAACCAATTCATCAGAAGGTGCCTCATACTCGGGTGGAGAGGACTTTGTTATAGCGGAAGGAGATAACGCTGAAACACCTAATACACCAGCTGCTAATGCATTTCTCCACGCACTTTCGTCAAGTTGGTCTTCGTATAGGATATCTCTTACTTTCATTCTTATATTTAGTTGTGATAAATAGTAATATGGCTAAAATAACCGCACCTCCTTGTGAAGCTCCTGAAAATTTGTCAGATTGCGCTGTTGTTGAAGAAACAACCGTCCCATCAGGATGTATTGAGACTCCTACTGGTATTAAGTGTCCTGATACCACGCCATCTGATGTATGTAAGCCGTTTCAGCTAAGCGAAAATGGTGATGAATGCATAATCGATTCTTATGTTGAAGAAGCGATTGGTATTGGCGGTGCCGTACTTAATGTATTTAAGCTACTCGGTGTCCATGAACAAAGTCAACTTACAGATCAAACAGGAAATGGTGTTGCTATTTCTGGTGGTGATACTATTAATTTTCCAGCTGCCAATGCGTTTGACACATTCATATCTGCTTGGCGATCTCTCCAGAAAGGAGATGGAGTAATAGCATCATCTTATATTGGTTATGATTTCGGTATTATAAGATTAAACAATCTTCGTACGATGTACGGTGAACCCAAAGATGAAACAAGAGATGTTTCGTCGCTTCGAATTAAACAACTTACAAATCCAGATAATCGAGTAACACGCGCTCGTGTTGAACGATCACAAGATGGAGTAAAGTGGTACGGCGCTGACGTAATTGACTTACCTGATTGTGATAAGTTAGTAACAGTTAACTTTCGCCGATCGGTTCCATCTCGTTTTTGGAGACTTCGTCCAGTTACTTTTAGTGGTGGTGCCACAGATTTTTGGAGTGTTGTTGCTCTCGAATTAAACAACTTTGAACAAACAAATATAGCGAATGTTCAAGATCGATTGTTCCTTGAAAATAAAAATAGAGATTATCAAACACCAGCGCTTTCTATTAAAGGTACATATGATTTAGTTGATACACAAACAGAACTATCTCGTTTTGGTATTGAACTACCCTCACAAACTCTTTACATTTACGTTTCATTTTCACAAGTTGTAAGAATAGTTGGTCGTCCTCTTATTATTGGAGATGTTTTACAGATGCCGAGTGAAACACAATTTTCGGCAACTTTAGAACCAATTAAGAAGTACATGGAAATAACAGATGTTGGTTGGAGCACGGAAGGTTATACACCGGGCTGGAAGCCAACAATGCTTCGAATCATTGCAATGCCAATGATTGCATCTCAAGAAACACAAGATATATTTGGTGATTTGGTAGGTGATGTTGATTCATCCGGATTATTTGATACAGATGACGGACAACATCCAATTTATCAAGATTATTCAGAAATTGCTCCAACAATCGAAGAGCAAGCTGTACAAAAATCAAAAGCACCACAGAGAGGAAGCAACGCTGGTAATGAAATTGCTGAATTTAATGAGGCTCAAGCCCAAGCGGCTATTGATGTTGGTATAAGTATTACCAAAATTGGTCTTAATACTGATGCAATTTACGTCGAGGACGCTGTACCACCAAACGGTGAAGATTTTACTATGGGCGATACGTTCCCTGTGACCGCATCTGATGGCGAGTATCATCGATTGACATATAGTGGACTGGCGGAAGATGTTCCTGATCGTTTGTATCGTTTTTCAGATGCAAAAGGTCGATGGGTATATCTTGAGACGGATCGCCGCCACGAATTTGACGGACAAAAGAAGAAGCTACAAGAATTTATTACATCGCCGTTTTCGGCATCAGTAGATCTGCCAGATTTAACATCTACTGGTGGAGATGGCAACGGAGATGGCATAAGTATAACTACAGGACCGTTGCCGCCGGAACCACCAGAACCAGCTAATATGTTCAATGTACAATTTACACCAGATTTTGATTAAGAGGTAATATAACATGGCCGATACAATTCGATCAGAAAGTGATCTACAAGAAGTTTTTAAAGATGGACAACCAGCTAACTCTATTACAGCACAAGATGTGAGAGATTTAGTTGTTAGTTCAAAACATTTACATTTGATGGGTTGGGAGTTTTGTTTAGATTCTGCAGCAACGATTTCGTCACCTGTAACGATAACAGGCGGAACTCGACACCATTTTACTAGTGATGGTTTATTGGCACAAGTTATACATCCAACAAGACATACAGCATTTTGGAACCCAAGTACCAATAAAATAGAACCACCAGCTCTTAATGATTTTATTGATGTGCGATTTGCATTTACAGCAACTTCAACTTCTGGTGCGGGCTCAACTAATCAATTTGAACTTGAATTAGATACAACCGGAAAACCAAACGGCACAGGCAGTCCGGCCACCTCAGGTGATATTATTTTTCGACAAACAGAATTCTTTTCAAAGGGAATTGGTCAAACACAACATTTTAATTTTATAATGCCACTTTTTGTCGGAGCACAATTCTTAGCAGCAGGTGGAATATTTTATATTACCCCAGTAAATGATATGGACATTTGGCGAAAAGCAGTAATTATAAACCGAGTACTGAGTGCGGTTCCATAATATGACTCAACTAATTGAAGATCCAGTTTATCACTACGAAGAACGAATTCGTAATTATATTTTACAGTTCATGGCTGTGTTTGCGGGCATGAAAGTTCAGGTTGGAAAATTAGACGATCGTGATGCTGCTCTAATTCCAGTTCATCTTACTTACGGTGCAAAAGATAGGGTTGTAGCTAGTATATTCGCTGAAAATACTCAAAATAAACCGATTCGTTTACCAGCAATGAGCACATATATGTCTGGCATTGAAATGGCACCTGATAAGCGCAAAGGTGTTGGTGTAGTACGACGTAACGTCTATCAGCCAGCGGGTGGGCAGTTTCCAGACGACATTAAAACAATCGAACAGTTAATGCCAGTTCCGTATAATGCTTTAATAGATTTGTCAATCTTTACATCAAATAGAGATGAGCATCTTCAAATTCTCGAACAAATATTGATGTTCTTCGATCCAATTCTTCAAATCCAAATCAATGATGACACGTTTGATTGGACGAAAATTACGACAATTGAACTACTCAGTATCAACTACGAAGAAAACTATCCTTCTGGCACAGATCGTCGGATTATTCAAACAACTTTATCGTTTATGGTCCCGATTTACGTGGCGGTTCCACCGAAAATCAAAAATAATTGGATCGCAGATATCAACCTACGTGTCGGACTAGTTTCTAAGTCAACGCAGGGATCACACAACATTATTGCGGAACTAGACGATCTTGGATTCGAATACGAAAATTTATTCGAATTAGACGACTTCGATTTACCCGTATAAATTACCCCATCTCTATAAATACAGCACGCATAGAAGAACATAATGCGTAATGTCCTAAGGAGATATAAACAATGGCTCTAGTAAGCCCAGGTGTACAAGTAACGGTAACTGACGAGTCGTTTTTCGTCCCAGCTACCGCACCAACAGTACCACTACTCTTTGTCGCTACTGGCGCAGAGAAAACACGACCAGATGGCGTAACGCCAGCTGCTGGTACTTTTGAGTCAGATGTAGTTCGAACTGTTACTTCTTTAAATCAGAGTGTTGAATTATATGGTGAGCCTTCATTCCTTGTTGATTCCAGTGGTAATCAGCAACACGGTGATGCTCGCAATGAATATGGCTTATTTGCTCTCAACCAATTCTTGGGAGTTGGTAACAGAGCGTTCGTTGTTCGCGCAGATGTTAACCTTGATGATGACCTCGATAATATTCGAGACGTTTGGGATAGCAAATTCACGTCAGCAGCAACGCTACTAACAACTCTTGTAACAGAATTTATTGACGAATTCAATCAGGTCAACGGTTTTGTATCAACCGATCCGTTGTTCAAAACTTCAGTAACAGAAGCAGAATTTCTAAGTCTCGCTCGCACAGCGACAGACGATGTTTGGGAATTCTATTCTTTCCGTAATTCAGAAGAGAACTACTTCGACGATCACACACTTCCTGCAACCGCAACATCTGGCAGCCAAACAGCAAGTTTTGGTGGTAGAATTTCACAAGGTCAACAAATCATTGACTTTGATGATTATCTAAACGCTCCATCGTGGACAGTTGATCTTGATAACAATGGTGTCGGTTCAACTTTTGGTTCTCCGGAAGCAACTAATCTTGTCGGCTCTCCACTTGGTGCTAACCAATATGGTTTCCGTGTCACTCTTGATAACGCTCTTGGCTCTCCTCTTGGAGCCCAACAGATAGTACTAACCGGTACTGATATATTAACCTATACAACACTTGTAACAGAAATCAACGCTCAGTTATCTGGTGCAGTTGTAGATGTTGTTTCTGGTAACCTTCGATTCACACATACCTCAACAGGAGCAGCAGCAGCAATTAATATTGAAGATGGTGTTGATGCTACAGCAGGCTCACCTCAAGCACTACCACTATTTGCAAATCTTCCGGGTTTTGTGAGTATTGGCTCAGCAACAGTTGGGGGTGGTAATTCAACAGGTCTAGTAAATGATTCGACAGAATATACATTATTGGTTAACGTTAACAATGGTGTTGGTTCTCCAACGCTCCAAACAATTACAGTTCAAGGTCAAAACGCACAAACGTTTACACAGCTTGTAACACAAGTTAACGCTCAGTTAACAGGTGCCGTAATGTCAATTAATTCAGCCGGTAACCTTGAAGTTGTTAGCAATCTTATCGCTACTACTTCCGCGATTGCGATTACTGATGCACAAGGAAGTCCTGCTATTGATTTGGTGGGTGCTTTACGCGCTGTTGTTGTTGCAGGTTCTCCACTCATACTTGAGGCACCAACTGTTAGCGCCGCAACAACCGGACTAGGAAATCCAACAGGTCTTGCTAATAACGCAACAGTTTATACAGCATCATTTACAGTAGATGGTACGCTTCACGCAGTACAAGTTACTGGATCAGCTGCACAAACATTTAGTACTTTACTTGATGAAATTCACACCGATCTTAATGGTGGTGGTGTTGCAGGTTCGCCTCCAACACGACCAGCCACAATCACGCTTGTAGCCGGTAATTTGTTAGTAACGAGCTTAACAACAGGAACATCTTCAACGGTCGTAATGACAGACACTGATTTATTCAGTTCGTTGAATTGGTTTGTTTCATTTGGCACACCAACAGCTGGCACCAATGTAGACGCAGCACTGTCAGTATTCGCAAATGGATACGATGTTGCAGCAACAGGAACATATGATGGTGTTGAGGGAATTGCAGCTTTGTGGGTTTCTAACTCATTAGGTACGATTCCAGGTGAGTGGACGTCAACCGAAGCTTCAGACACAATACTTGCAGCTTCAGATGATTATAAATTCACAGTTGAATTCAGAACAGAAATAAGTCTAGGTGCTAATGATGCAGTTCGTAGAGCGGCAATTGTTACACAGCTTCAAAGTTCTGTTAATAGTAACACAGAAGTTCGTTCTCCAGCATTTGAATATAATTTGGTTCTCACACCAGGTTATCATGAAGTTGTTGATGAGCTTGTGGCTCTGTCAACAGATGTAGAACAAGAAGTATTTGTAATTGGTGAAACACCAATGAATCTAAATACAACCGAAATTGTTGCATGGGCAAGCACATCTGCTCGAGTAACTTCGGTAAGTGTTGCTTACTACTATCCACATTCACTAGCTTCAAACCTAGATGGGGTGAATGTA